GGTATCCGTTCACAGACTCAGTACAAACAAGAATACCTCGGTACTCTGTTCACTGCTGACACTCTGTACGGTGTTGCTGAGTTGCGCGACTACTCTAGCGTTGCATTGGCTGTCTAATTAAGACTCTAGGACTCCCTCTCACAAGGAGGGGGTCTTTTATGCTTGTTTATTCACAATATAAATTAACTTCTGGAGTATATATAAATGGCTGCTGCTACCGCTGTTACCTCACGCCGTGGTAACGATCAATTCCGTGGTCTGTTTTCAGATACATGGGCTGTCACCTGTACTTTGAACGCAGATTCATTGGTAGATGGTGCTGGAACTTCTGACACTATTACTGTCCCCGGCGTTGCTTTGGGTGACATTGTTTTAGGTGCTTCTTTTGGTGTGTCTTTGGCTGGTGTGTCTGTTACTGGTTATGTCAGTGCAGCTAATACTGTGACTTTGCGTCTCCAAAACGAATCTACCGCTACTGTTGACTTGGCTTCGACTACCGTTAAGTTGGTTGTCGCTCGTATGGTCTAACATAATAGCTAGACTGAAGGGGATCCTTGTAAAAGAGGGTCTTCTTTGGTCTATCTACTAGGACGACAGAGAACTATATGTCAGCTACATTTAAATACTTGCTCACAGGCGCTACTGTGACCTTCACGCATCAGGTCGATATTGACTCCATGAAGGGTCATCCTGAGTATGAGCGTGTTGAAGAAGATACCCCACAAGTTACCCCTGAAGTAACCCCTCAAGTAGTTACTAAGAAGGTTGGTCGTCCTAGCAAAGCTGATCAATTAGCACAACTTGAGGCTCTGCAATAACATGGATGAGGTTTCAGCTCGTGAGTTCGGTAAGCTAGAAGCACAGGTAGAGTCCCTCCAAGGTGAAGTATCTGATCTACGTAAAGACGTTAAGTGCCTTCTAGAGTTAGCCAACAAGTCTAAAGGTGGTTTCTGGATGGGCATGACCATTGCCTCTTTAGTTGGCGGTGCTATCACATTTTTCATGGATAGACTATTTAAGTAATAAAGGACACAAGATGGCTACTACAAAGAAACAAACTAAGAAAATCGGTAAGGTTATGGGCGAGTACAAAGAAGGTACTCTCCATAGCGGTAAAGGTGGCCCTGTCGTTAAAGACCGCCGTCAAGCAGTTGCGATTGCCTTGAGTGAAGCTAAGATGCCCATGCGTGGCTCTCGTACAGCTAAGAACAAGATGAACAAGTCTAAGAAAGTTTAATAAGGTAATCAACAATGTCTACATTCCAACTAGATCCTAATCAAGTAGCTTACGGTGTTGCCTCAATGGGGACTGCTCAAGTTGCTTCAGTTACTAATTCCAGCGTTCAAATGACTGCGTTCGGAGCATCGACAACATTGGTTCGTATTGCTTGCTCACTAGGTCATTGTCATTATCAAATTGGTACAAACCCTACAGCAAGTATCACAACATCAACCATGATACCCAATAACTCTATTGAAATTATTGCTGTCACTCCCGGACAAAAGATAGCCTTCATTAAAGATGCGACAGTGACATCCTCCACAGTTTCTGTTACAGAATTGGTGTAAGCGTTATGGCTTTGCCTACTTTTATTTCCCTCGTGAATGATGTCTTAGTACGTCTTCGTGAGCCTACTGTCTCTACCGTTGCTGAGAACACCCTGAGCACATTGGTAGGAAAGTTCGTGAATGACGCTAAACGTGAAGTTGCTGATGCTTACGATTGGGATGCCTTCAACACTTCCGTGACAGTCACTACAGCAGCCAGTCAATACACTGGTTATACCTTGACAGGTGCAGGTACACGTTTTCGTGTCACTAACGTACTAGACATCACTGACTACGGTTCATTGTTACCTAGTACTGTCGATATGATTGAACGTAGGGTTTACAGCACTGGATCACCTCAGAATGCAGATCCTAGTGAGTATGCCTTCAACGGTGTAAGTAGCAACGGTGACGCTCAAGTTATGTTCTGGCCTATTCCAGTAGGTGTTAATAGTATCCGTTTCAGCTTGGTCGTGCCAGAAACTGACATGAGTGCTGATGCCGACACTACTAAGCTTCCTAAAGAGCCTATCGTCTTAGGCGCTCTCGCTAGAGCCTTTGTTGAACGTGGTGAAGATGGTGGATTGTCTAGCTCTGAGTGTTACGCATTGGCTAAGAAAGCCTTGGCTGATGTAATCGCTATTGAGCTGGCTCGTTCCCCTGAAAATGATGCTTGGGTTCCTGCATAATGTCACAACAGATTCAAGCTTATTCAATCACTGCTCCGGGCTTCTATGGCCTGAACACACAGGATAGTAGTCTTGATTTGGCTAGTGGATATGCTCTTGTAGCTAATAACTGTGTCATCGACAAGTACGGTCGTATCGGTGCTCGTAAGGGTTGGACTAAGGTTAACACCTCAACTAACTCAGACTTGTCCACTAACGACATCAAGATGATTGCTGAACTTGTGACTAACGCAGGTGTCAGTTACGTCATCTTAGCAGGTAACAATAGGTTGTTTGTTCAATCTAGTACTACCTTGACTACTTTGACTTACGGCGGTGGCGGTACAGCTCCTACGATCACAGATAGCCATTGGCAAGCTGCTGCCTTGAATGGATACCTTGTCTTGTATCAATCAGGACATGACCCTCTAATCTTCGATCCAGCTACATCCACAACAGCTTACAGACGCATCTCAGAGCAAACAGGCTACTTAGGTACTGTTCAACAGAGCAATGCTGTTATCTCAGCCTACGGTCGTACATGGTCAGCTAACACAGCAGGAGATAAGGTAACTATTCAGTTCTCCGATCTCTTAAAGCCTCAAGCTTTCTCAGGCGGTTCCTCAGGTACTTTAGATACTACTACTGTGTGGCCTAGAGGTACTGATAACATTGTAGCCTTAGGCGCTCACAACGGCTTCCTGTATATTTTCGGTAAGAATAACATCCTGATCTATGAAGGTGCAGGTACTCCTTCGACTATGACATTGAGAGATGTCGTAACAGGTATTGGCTGCTATGCTAGAGACACGGTACAGAACACTGGTTCAGACTTGATCTTCTTGTCTGCCACAGGTGTGCGTAGTGTCTTGAGGACTATTCAAGAGAAGTCACAGCCTCTCAATGACTTGTCTAAGAATGTCCGTAACGACTTAATCTCAGCCATTCAAGGCGAAGACATCAAGACGATCAAGAGCGTGTACTCTCCAATAGATGGTTTCTACGCTATCACTCTTCCTGTCTTACGCTCAGTGTATTGTTTCGATACTAAGGCTGTGCTGCAAGACGGTAGCTGGAGAGTAACTACTTGGGATAGTATTCAACCTAAGAGTTTCTTTAGGAAGGCTGACGGAACTGTCTTGCTCGGTAAGGAAGGCTACTTAGCCACCTATAGCGGATACTTAGATAATACGTCTACTTATCGATTCCAGTACTTCACTAATCACACTGACTTAGGTGCTCCATCGGTTACATCTATCCTCAAGCGACTCAAGGTAGTTGTTATTGGAGGTAGTAACCAGTATTTAACAATGAAGTGGGGATATGATTTTAAAAGTAACTATTACTCCTCTAATCAGCTAATTCCCTCTCAAGCTGGTACTGCTTATTACGGTGTTTCAGAGTATAATACCGCAGGTACAGAATACACTGATGGTACTGCCTTACAGACTCTTACAGCTTATCCAACAGGAAGCGGTAAAGTGATTCAAACAGGTTACGAAGCAAACATTAACGGGCTTCAACTATCCATACAGAAGCTAGAAATTCAGGCTAAGAACGGAAAGATAATTTAATGTCAACTATGTTAAAACTTGTTGAACAAACTAAAACTTGCAGTGCTTGTAAGAAACAGTTACCTCTCTTTAGTTTTTCTAAAAATTTAGCAGCTAAAGATGGTTTACAATATAAATGTAGCCCATGTGATATTGAGTATCAAAAACAGCGAAGAGAAAACAATAAAGAAGCTGTTCTAAAATACGGAAGAGCATATCAAAAGAATAGACGAAAGAATTTTGAGTATCGTTTACAGATGCTCTTAAACGCTTCTAAACAAAGAGCTAAACTTAAAAACCGTGAACATTCAATAACACTTGAAGACATAAAAGACTTGTATCCTGTAGACGGTAAATGTCCTGTTTTTGGGTTTAACTTAGAATTTAATGATGCGGGTTTTAGAGAAACAAGTCCTAGCATAGATAGAATAGATTCGGACAAAGGTTACACAAAAGATAACATTCAAATTATCTCTTGGAAAGCAAATAGATTAAAAGCATACGCTACTGTTGAAGATTTGGAAATCTTAGTAGCATTTTTAAAACAAGGGGAATAATCGTGTCAGAATATACAAAAAGTACTAACTTTGCCTCTAAAGATACATTACCTGCTGGTGATCCTTTAAAGATCGTTAAAGGCACTGAGATCAACACTGAGTTCGATAACATTGCAACCGCAGTAGCTACTAAGGCTGATCTGAATAGCCCCACATTGATAACTCCTGCTCTAGGTACTCCTTCAGCTGCTGTGTTGACTAACGCTACAGGTTTGCCTTTGACTACTGGTGTCACAGGTACTCTTCCTGTCGCTAACGGAGGCACAGGCGCTACTACAATTACTTCAGGCGCGTTGATTAAAGGTGCGGGTACTTCAGCTTTCTCCGCTGCTTCCGCTGCTGATATTGTAGCCGCTATTGGTTCTACTGCTGTGACTAATGCCACGAATGCAACTACAGCTGCAAATGGAGGTGTAACTTCGTTTATCAGTCAAACAGGCGCTGTTGACCCATCGCAATCAAAAGCAATCGGTTCAGTTATTATGGGTCGCCCTGAAAACAATACCGATTACGCAATAGGTGCAACCATTGCAGGTTCGAGTTTGTATGCTACAAGTCCTTGGACATTCTATTCAGGTGGATGGTCAGCCATAAGCGGTACAGCAGCCATGACTACTCTAATTACTACAGGTTCGTGGCGTTGTATTTCTCCCGCTTACCAAGATAGTTCTGCTAGTTATGGCTTACCCGGTTTGTGGATGCGTTACGCTTAAACGATAAGAAGGAATAAATATTATGGGATTACTTAGCACAGGCTTGTCAGCCGCTGGAACTTATTTTGGAGGCCCTACTGGAGGGGCTGCCGGGAGCATAATCGGCGATGCTCTTGAAGGAGGAGCTTCCGTTGCTGGAGGTATGCAACAAAGTGCTGCCGCTCAAGAAGCTGCTCGACAAGCCGCTAGAGCTGCTCAGTTCCGTCCTGTAGGAATCACTAATACTTTTGGTACTTCTAATTTTGGTTATGATGCTAACGGTAACTTGACAAGTGCTGGTTATACTTTAGATCCTCGATTGCAGGCTGCTCAAAATACTATCATGAGCGGCATCCCTCAGAACCTTGAAGACCAAGCACGTATTCAAGCGATGGGTCGTCAATACATGGCTCAGTCTCCTGAGGAGCAAGCACAACAGTACATGATGAATCAACAGGCTTTGTTGGCTCCTAGTCGTGACCGTCAGATGGCTGCTCTAGGTACTCAGAACTACAACCAAGGTACTACTGGTTTGTCAGTCGCTCAAGGCGGTACTTTACAAGCTGCTAACCCTTATGCGTCTGCTTTGTTTAATCAGATGGCTCAACAAGACCTCCAGTTGGCTGCTGATGCTACTAGAGCCGGTCAGCAACAGTATCAGTTCGGTCAAGGTTTATTGTCTAGTTCATATGACCCATATAAGGCTGGATTATCTACAGCGGCTGCTACGGAACAAGTAGGTCAAAATCCGTATAACTTGAGCACTGGATTGGCTACTTCAGCCGCTAACGCAGGAGCTAATGCAGGTAGGTTCATGACTACTCCTGCTTACGGCTATAGCCCCTCAGGTACTTTGTTGTCTTCTCTGGGTAATGCCTCAGCAGATATTCTCGGTAACATTAATAATATCGGTACATGGGGACAAGCTGATATAGGTGCGGTAAAACCCGGCATGGGTGGGTATTATGACATGACTAATGTAGAATTCTAAGGAACATAAGTAATATGGAAACAGATAACATAATGGCTAGCTTATTTGCCACTCCTGAGCAATACCAACAACAACGACAAGCTGTTCAACGCGCTCAAGCGATTCAGATGGCTAAGTTGGATCCTTTCCAACAAGGTCAAGCTAATATCCAGATGGGTTTTAATCGTATCGCTGATGTGGGCGCTGGTGCTTTAGGCATTCAAGATCCTATGTTGAAGCTTCAAAGTGCTCGTCAACAAGTCTTGCAAGGTTTAGATCGTACAGATCCTAATTCCTTAATACAAGGTGTTCGACAGTTAATGCAGATGGGCGATACTCGTGGTGCTAACGATCTTCAGACTTTAGCTCAAGAAACCGCTTTTAAACAGTCTCAGATCACTAGGAATCTGCGCGAAGGTAACGCTGCTATGTTGACAGCGGAACAACGCAACGCTTCGGCTTTAGCTGATTCTGCTGGCTTACAACGAGGAACTGCTGAATGGACAGAAAAATACAATACTGAGTTAGCTCGATTAACTACGCCTAACAGAGTTAATGCCTTATCACCACTTGGAAAACTTGAAGCTGAAAGGGCAGATATAGTTGCTCAGTTTGGAGAAGATGATCCGCGCGTTAAACGATATGACGATGCTATTGCTAAGGCTACAAAAGGCAAATCAATAGGTCAAGAAATTGGCGAAGCGGTTGCGACAAGTTTTGGCATGTTAGGTAAAGCCTTAGGCCCTGCGTTGAAAAAAGAAGGAGAAGAAACAGGACAGTTTGCAGCTAAAGACTTTAATGCCTTAGGCTCTGCTGTTGCCGCTGGTACAGCTTCTAAACGTAACTTACAAACTCTTGAGACCGCTTTGCAAAATTCGTTCACAGGAAAGTTTGCTGATTCTAAAGAAAGTATTATTACCTCTTTAACAGCTTTGGGTGTACCTGTTGGTGACGATTTGAAGCAAGCTGCAACAAACAAACAACTTGTGGACGCTATGGGTACACGTTATGTCTTCCCGCTAGTTAAAAACTTTCCCGGTTCGTTGGCTGCAAAAGAATTGGATCGTTTGGAAAAGACAGCACCTAACTCATTACAACAACCTGAGACAATCCAACGTCTTGTTAACTTGATGAAAGTGGACTTAGCAGAAAACGAGTATACTTACAATCAAGCTAAAGCTTACAAAGCAAATAAACAAGGTTCTTTGATTGGTTTTAATCAAGCAGATTCCAAAATAGAATTCCAGCAAAAGTTAAATAAGCTTCAAGGAATGGTTGGAACAGCCCGTAAAAAGAACTCAATAACTAAAGAAGAAAAAGCAGCGATTGAAGCGTTGAAACAAGAATTAGGAGTCTAATATGGCTGGTGGTGAATTTGATATTTCTAATATCCCTGTTGAAGGTGAAAAACCAGCCTTAGGACAAAACTTGGACATGAGTAAGTCCGTCCTGAGTCCTGATTATCGTCCGCGAGATCCACTAGGCGCTCAAGAGATTGGCGGTCTAGTTGGTAGTATTGGTGGTAGCACTCTTGGTGGTATCTTTGGAGGCCCTCCCGGTGCTTTGGCTGGCTCTGCCGCTGGAGCCGCTGTTGGTGGCGCTTTAGGTGAGACTTACGAGCAAGTGTCTCGTGGAGAGTCAACAGATCCTAGACGTATTGGTATGGCTGGTTTTGAAGAAGCTGCTTGGGACGTGGGTGGTAATCTTGTTCTTAAAGGCGCAGGAAAAACGCTACGTTTTGGAGCTGATAAATTAGGCTTCACTTCAAAAGAGATTCCTGATGCCAATGTAGCTGCTCAGACATTCTTGCAAAAGTATGGCTCGTCTCTGCCTGAATCCGCACGTACAGGTAATCAAATGGATGCGGCCTTAGAAGGTCTTGTCTATACCCCTGCAACATATGATATTTTCAAAGCTAAACAAGCTGAAATTAAAGATGCTTTGCAAACAGGCTCAAAAGATGTGTTGCAATCTTTGGTGAATAGTCCAGAGTTTAGTCAAGCTTTACGCAGTGGCTCATCTGCTCAACGAGCTTCAGGTGAAGTGCTTCAAAACTTTATTAGACAAGGACACACTGCACTTAGCGATAGTGTTAAACCTCTGTATAAAGACATCTTTGCTGATGTCAATTCTCAGATAACTACTTTTCCTATTAAGACATGGGCATCGAAAGAACTGTTAAATCCTTCAGGACTAA